CAATCGATAGGTAGAGGTCTTAGAATTGGTGACAACAAACAAGAAGCAACACTATTTGATATCGCAGATGATTTTAGAATAGGCAAACATACTAATTATACCTTGAAACATTTCGTTGAACGTGTTAAAATATACGATGATGAAAAGTTCAGTTACAAGTTTTATAACATAGACCTCAAAAATGGATAACGTAAAAATTATAAGATTGCAATCGGGTGAGGATATAATTGCGAATTACAAAGAAGATGAAGAATCTGGTATTGTTCATGTTAACAGGCCAATGCTTTTGTTCTTCAAAAGACTACCAACTGGTAAGTCTGTTATGATGATGGGACCTTGGTTACCTGTTGAATTGATACAGAGTAACTCTGCCTGTTTGTATGTGCAAGATATTCTAACCGTGATTTCTCCAAGACAATCATTGGTTAAGTATTATAATGATGCTGCAAATGAGGCAGAACTCCTGTTGAGTGAACAGGGTGAAGAAATTGAGCAGTCGCTTCAACGTAATGTTAATGACATTGACGATGATGATGGGGAAGATGATACTGAGGATGAATTCAACATATCGGAGATTATGGAATCATCTAAAGGTAGAACTATACATTAAAACGGAACACCGCTATGATAACACTATCAAAAATGTGTGTCAAGCTTTATTTGAGGTAAATGTAAAAATATACCTTGCTTTATTGGTATGATTATGTTAAAATGAGATTATTATGACTAAAAAACACTATGTAAACAATGCTGACTTCCTTACAGCACTTATTGAATATCGTGCCAATTGCGATATTGCCAAGACAGAAGGTAAGGAAGACCCACGCATACCAAACTATATTGGTGAATGCTTTCTAAAGATTGCAGAACACCTATCACGCAAGCCAAACTTTATTTCATATTCTTTCCGAGATGAGATGATTGCTGACGGCATAGAAAACTGTTTAATGTATTTCAGAAACTTTGACCCCGACAAGTCAAAGAATCCTTTTGCCTACTTCACACAAATTATTTACTTTGCCTTTCTACGCCGTATTATGAAAGAGAAGAAACAACTCTATGTCAAATACAAAGCAACACAACAATTCGGTATTTTAGATGAAGGTGAAATGTATGAAGATAATGAAGGCAACATGAAACAGTTTGAACTGTATGATAACATCTCCGAATTTATTGAGACCTTTGAAAAAAATCGTGAGAATAAAAAGAAAGTTAAAGTAAAAGGACTAGAAAAGTTTATTGAACCAGCTGACTTAGATATACCCAAAGAACTATGAAATTAATTATTTTAGGTGATACTCATTTTGGTATGAGAGGTGATTCTTTAGAGTTTCACAACTACTACAAAAGATTCTATCAAGAGGTATTCTTTCCGTATATCATTGAAAATAATATCACAACCATTTTTCAAATGGGTGATTTGTTTGACCGCAGGAAGTTTATCAACTTTAATACCTTATATCTTTCAAGACAATATTTCTTTGACAAGATAAAAGAACTTGGCCTTGAATTTCACACCATACTTGGTAACCATGATATCTACTACAAGAATGTTCTTGAAGTAAATTCATCACAGATGTTACTTAATGATTATGAAAACATTACAGTTTATGATGAACCAAACAAAATAACATTTGATGGTGTTGAGGTTGATGTTATACCATGGATTTGTTCCGATAATGAAGAACAGATTAAAAAGTTTATTGAATCGTCAACTTCACAAATTTGTTTTGGTCACTTTGAGATTGCTGGGTTCGAAATGGATAAAGGCAATGTGTGCCATGAAGGACTTGACAAAAAACTATTAAACAGATATGATGTTGTATTGAGTGGACATTTTCACCACAAATCTTCTGATGGTCAAATTACCTATGTTGGTACACCAGGTGAAATGACTTGGGCTGACTATTTTGACCCAAGAGGTTTTCATACCTTTGATACAGATACCCGTGAACTTGAATTCATACAGAATCCATATCGTATGTTTCATAAGTTGTCTTATGATGATACAACATCCGATTTTGAATTTTGGAAATCATTTGATTACTCTGTCTTAAAAGAAACATATGTGAAGGTGATTGTTGTTAACAAACAAAATCCATACCTGTTTGATAATGTAATTGATAACTTGTATAAGGCTGGTGTTTCTGATATTTCAATCGTAGAAGATTTTACCGAAACACTAATTGAAAATGACGATGAGTTGATTAATCAGGCAGAAGATACAATGACAATCTTAGGAAAGTATATTGATAACTTGACACTCAACGTAGATAATGATAAACTAAAAGCTTTGATGAAAGAAGTCTATGTTGAGGCATTGACAACTGAAACTGAATGATAATATTTCGTAAGATTAAATGGAAGAACTTTCTTTCCACAGGTAATTACTTTACTGAAATTGAATTTGATTCTTCACCTAACACATTAGTTGTGGGTGAGAATGGTGCAGGCAAATCAACTATGTTGGATGCTCTGTGTTTTGTCTTGTTTGGCAAACCTTTTCGTTCAGTAAACAAACCACAACTACTCAACTCAATCAATGGCAAAGATTGTGTGGTTGAGATTGAATTCAATGTTGGTAACAAAGTCTATCGAATCATTCGTGGAATCAAACCAAACATCTTTGAAATCTACTGTGATGGTGACCTTGTTAACCAAGATGCCGCTGTGCGTGATTACCAAGAATACTTGGAAAAGTTTATCATTAAACTAAACTACAAATCATTCACACAAATTGTTATTCTAGGTAGTGCATCGTTCACTCCGTTCATGCAGCTGTCTGCTGCCGATAGAAGAGCAATCATTGAAGAATTATTGGACATTCAAATCTTTTCTGCGATGAACAATGTCATCAAAGAAAAAATGTCTACCAATAAAGAAAAGATGGGTGGTAGAAAACATGAGATTGACCTTACTCAACAGAAACACGATATGTTGAAAAAACATATTGAAGAATTAAAACAAAACAATGATGAGAAGGTAAAAGAGTTCGAAGTAGAAATCTCTGATAACAGACTTACCATAGAACAACTCAATGCCAATAACACTTTGTATCTTACTAAAGTGGGTGAATACACTAATGAAGTTTCTGATAAACTTGATACTGAGGCAAAACTTAAAACAATTACAAAACTAGAATCTCAAATTGAAAGTAATTTGTCAAAATACCGAAAAGATATTAACTTCTTTCAACAGAATGATAACTGTCCTACCTGTAGGCAGGCTATTGAGTTGGGTTTTAAAGAAGAAGAACTGTCATCACTACACACCAGAAAAGATGATTGTGAACAAGGTTTGAAGAAGTTGGAAAGTAAGTTGTTACAAGAACAAACTAAACTGAATCTTATTAATGAGAAACAGAAACAGATTCAACAACTACAAATTAAGATTGCCACTAATAGTACCTCTATTATTGAAACAGAGAAGTATATTAATAGGTTAGAAACTCAAATCAAAGAGTTGAAGGAAAATAAAGCATCCACAGAGAAAGAAACGACACAACTAAAAGAATTAGAGGGTTCTCTGTTGAAACTGCAAGCAGAGTTAAAGCAATTAATAGAAGAAAAAACATATTACGAAGTCGCCTCTGGTTTGTTGAAAGATACAGGTATCAAGACCAAGATTATTAAACAGTATTTGCCTATCATCAACAAATTGGTAAACAAATATTTGGCATCATTCGACTTCTTTGTTAACTTTAACCTAGATGAATCTTTCAAAGAAACAATAAAATCTAGGCATCGTGATGAATTTACATATGCCAGTTTTTCTGAAGGTGAGAAACAGAAAATTGACTTGGCACTTTTATTTAGTTGGCGTGCCGTAGCAAAGTTGAAGAACTCTGCCAACACCAATCTATTGATACTTGATGAGGTGTTCGATTCAAGTTTAGATGCCAATGGCACAGAATATTTAATGACGATACTTCAGATGCTTGAAGGTACTAATGTGTTTGTGATATCACACAAAGGTGATATACTGCAAGATAAGTTCCGCAATGTTATTAAATTTGAAAAGGTAAAAAACTTTAGTAGGATTATGAAATGAACTTTCAAGAATATCTATCACACTTTAAACAAGTAATTGATAAAGAAGTAGAAGGCTGGTTCTACCCCAAAGATATCATCATCACTTATGGTATACTCAAAGAGTTACAAAGACCAAAAGGTGATGTGTGTGAAATTGGTGTTGCTTATGGTAAAAGTGCCATTATGATTTCACAATTTAAAGATGAAAGTAATTTTTATCTATATGATATTTTTAATGAAGAAGCTAGAGTTATTGCTGAGAACAACATCTCAAAGTTTGGTAGTAATACCAATTTAACTTGGCGTCTGCAAGATACAACACAATTAAAATATGATGATGTTACCTTTAAAAGTGATTTGAGATTTTTACACATTGATGGCTGCCATGAACATTCTGCCGTATTGAGTGATTTGATATTGTTCAGTAGTAAGATGAGAGATGATGGTATTATTGCGATTGATGATTTTCAAGACCAAGAATTTCCAGGTGTGAATAGTGCAGTATTTCAATTTTCGTTATCGAATGGCAACTACAAAAATTGGAGAGTGTTTGCCATTGGTGACAACAAAGCATATATGTGCCAGAAGAAATATGCTGAACTTTACCAAAAGTTTTTGGTAGATTACATTGTTAAGGCAAAAAAACAATACAATGTTCCATTTGATATGCATCTAGGATTGCGTGAACTGTTGGACATGAATGTTCTTATGTGTGATTCCAGAACGGCATGGGAGCCACAGGTAATAAAAGAATCTCTGTTTGATAAACCAATTATAGGGTAAATTATGGTACAATTACATTGTTTTATGAATGAAAACAAAACAGCAAAGATTTACTTTGCAGGCAAAAATGAATATACAGCCTTGCTTTATGACTCTGATATAGAGTATAATGGCATTGAGCATTTTAATAATGAACAAGATGCAGAAATTTTTTGTGAAAATTGGGTAATGAACGATGAGTGAAATTTTAACAATCAATACCGAACAAGGTATCTTTCAAGAACAACAGATTGAACCGTTGCCGTTGTATGATGAGAATCATCCAATGTTGAAGCGAAGTATTCCTGAATATGAATTATCTAGATTACCTAATCCTGTTATGACAAACTTGGTTAGTAGATTAAAGATGACTATGAAACTGTATAGTGGTCTTGGATTATCTGCCAATCAATGTGGTGTATTCGAAAGAGTATTTGTGATTGGCAATGGTGATATGGTTATTCCATGCATTAATCCAAAGGTGATTCGAATCGTTGGTGCGGTAGAAAAAAATAGAGAAGGTTGTTTATCTTTTCCTGGTTTATTTTTAAACATTGAAAGGCCTTTATCAATCGATGTGGAGTTTTATGATGTTAATGGTAAGTTAATCAATACAACATTTGAAGGTCTTACTGCTAGGTGTTTCCTACATGAACTAGACCACATGAATGGTGTTCGTATGGTTGACTATGTAAAACCTTTAGCTTTAAAAATGGCAAGACAAAAACAACAGAAGTTAATTAAAAAAGTGAAAAGGCTTCAAAAAGATAATGGCATACTCGTTTGA